CTGCATCACGGCCACAAGGTGGCTTACATCTCGCTTGAGATGTCCACCGAGCAATTGCTGGCGCGGCTCTTGGCCATTTTTGGCAACCGCAACATCCGCGAGCTAGAACCCGGGCCGATGTACGCACCGACCACCTACGAGGCGGCGGTGGCGATGCTGCTGGATAAATGCGCAGACGGCGCTGGCTTGTTTATCGCTGAGCGCCCCAGCCAGGAACTCACCGCAGTGCAGGGGCAGACGGTCGCCGCGGTGCAGAATGGGTGCCGGCTTGTCGTGATCGACTACCTGCAACTCGTCAACGTGGTCGGCACTGACGGAATCTCCGAGCAGACACGGCGAGTCAGCCAGATGGTGCAGCGCTTGGCGTTCGATGAGCAGGTGACCACGTTGGCGTTGAGCCAATTCAACCGGGCCACGTCGTTCGCGAAAGAATCCCCAACGGTTCACGGGCTCACTGGCTCCAGCGCCATTGAGAACGACTCGGATCAGGTGTTGCTGCTGGATCATTCGCAGAACGACCGCGTTGGGGCGACGATGGACACGCGGGTGCTGCTGGCAAAGAATCGCCACGGCCCGCAAGCCACGATGCATGTGCGCTGGGACTTCACGACGCTGACGCTGCGCGAACGCGAACCGACACTGGATGAGTCGGCGAAAATACACGGCATCAAGACAGGGTCACGCGCATGAGCGGCGAGATCCGCTGGGTTGCCTTGCTCCCCGATCCCGTCACGGGCCTGGATCAGCCAATAAAGGCAATCAGTGGCCAAGACATGGTGTGGATAGCGCCAGATCAGAAAGCTGCCACTAAGCAGGTCAAGGCTGCACTCTCCCTGGCGGCCTATACGCTCTGTGCGGTAGTGAGCGTCGTCGATTGGGAAGCACGAAAGCAGATCAAGCAAAGGCCCAAGCTGATCCACGAGCCGTACACCCATCGCGGCTTCACGATGCGCAATGCATCGCAGGCCTGCCTGACCTGCGGGGTTCCCGTCAATCCATCCGCGCTGTATTGCGCGGCCCACCGGAGTTGGAAAGCGCGGAAACGATACACACGGAGCGCCTAACGCTTATGACTGATCCCTCAACACTCCCAGCCGACGACGGCGCACTGGTAGCAGCCATCGAGCAAGCGCACACGTCGCTCTCGGATCGTGGATGGCTGTACTGCGAGTGCTGCTCCAAGGCTGACGAGTTGTTCGCGTTCCCTTGCGCGCCGCTTCGTGCTGCACAGCGCCTACGGGCAGTAGGGGCAGAGCGAGACGAGGCGAAAGCGGAAGCCGTAGAGATGGGGAAGTTTGCCGACGAAACCGGAGAACGCACACAGGATTCGCTGCACAAGGCTCTCGATCAACTCGGGATTCCGACAAGCCATTACGGCCCCGGCAAGTGGTACGACGGCTCCATCGCGCGTATCCAGCAAGCGTTGACGGGTTCGGATTACAGCGTCCTCGGAACCGTGAAGGCGCGCGGCCACGTCGAGGTCCCAGAGAACAGCCTGAGCGTCGGACAAAACGTTCGGGTCGTACTGCTCCGCAAAGCAGATTCTCCCGCTCTCGCAGTCCCACACCCAGACACCGAAAAAGAGGCAGCGCAATTGCGCGAAGCGGTCAACAAGATCGCAGGCGGCGAGTGGCTGATTGGCTCGTGGTGGCTTGATACTGGATTCTGCTGGCGCGTGAACGTGCGCGATGAGCCAAGTAAGCACGCCACATCAACGACGTACAGCGGAACCGACTTCACTGGCGCGCCGCCTGCTGATGCTGCACTCGCCGCCCTCCGCGCCGCCCCTGGTGGGAACCAGAGGGAGGGAGACACGAATGGCTGACGACGCCCCCACGGTGCGCGAACGGATCGAGGCGGTACGGGACAATACAGCGGCACATCTGGCAAGCCCCGTTGACCATCGCGTTGACGGTCAGGCTGCGTTGTATGCCGTGAACGAGCTAGCCAAGGCGTTCCTTGCGCATCTCGCAGCGCCTGTGCCGACAACAGCAACTGAATGGCTCGCCTCAGAGGCGCTAGGGGCGCGGGAGGACTGCGATCTGTGTGTGAAAGGTATTTGTTCCAAGCATCAGCCTACGCAGGAGCAATTCGACGCGATGCAGGCAGGTTATGCGGCGCAACTCGATCCTCGTCCTGTGGTGGTGGGCGCTGGCGAGGAGAGCGGTGCTACGGGGCAACGCGCCAGCGTCCTCGGCGATCAAGCAGGTACAAATCCTGCCCCAACCACACCCGCCAGCGTCCCGCCATTACCGACTCGGGTAGAGCGGTGGGCAGTGTTGAATCGAGTTGGACATTTCAAGCTGACGCACGAGGACCTTGTAGGCGCAAACAATTATGCCAAAGCAGGCGATCGCATCGTCCACCTTGTCGAACTGCGCGAGGGCGAGGAAATCGTCAGCAGCGAATGGCTGAAAGACGACAAGGCGTGGACGCAGGCCGCGCTTGATTACGCCGAGGATCGTTTCACGAAGGCTGAAACTGCTCTCGCTGCCCTCACCGCCGAGCGGGCACGGGGCGTCGAGGGTGTGGTGGAGATGCTGGCAGAATCCGATGGCTGGCAGCGCATAGGTGGCACCGCTGTGCCGCTCGGCGCGCGTGGTCCGATGACGACCGCTGTCATTGTCCCGTTCGACCTCGGCACCCGTGTCCGGGTCACTGCCCTGCACCCCAAGGAGCACCCATGAGCGTGAAACCCCGCATCATCAGCAAAGCCGTTAGGCAACTGCGCGCACTCGCCAAACAGCTCACCGCCCTCGCCGCCGAACTCGACGCGAACGACGCACGCGAGACGCGGCTGGACCCGTCGAAACGGCGCAAGACGCGGAAGGCGCGCAAGGCAACGCGGTGAAATTGACTCCCCGGCAACGCGACGTCGTCGCCCTGCTGGACGCGGGCTTAAGCTGCCCCCAGATCGCGCGACGGCTTGGCATTGCTTTGGCGACGGTGCGGTGCCACGTTCGCGACGTCGCCGCCCTCGTCCCCGGTGAACTGCCAGCGCTCCGGCGCGTGAGGCAAAATGCGACCAAACTCCTGGAGGCAGCAGCGTGAAGATGGAGCCAGCGTTGACGGTGGAGGAATGGGCGGCGTGGAGGATTGAGCCCTTGTCACTCAAGGGCCAGCTCGTCGTCCATGACGATGCTGATGGGCTTGAGATCGTCACGTACGAAAATCCCGGCGACGTGGCTGGCATGGCGAAGTTCAAGATCGACACATGGGACCGTGGCGGCATCGCTGGTGTTATGGCTCTCGCCAATCACGCCCTCCCCGACGACGACCCGCGCAAGATCACGAGGGCGGATGTAGAGAACCTGCGCGATGAGGCGCGCGCACAACGGGAGCAGTACAGCGATGAGCACATGGGCCTTTGGTTGGATGGCCTCGCCGACAAGCTCGCCGCACTCCTGCCTCAGGAAGGTTCCACAGGGAACTAGTCACCTGCTGATACCGCCCCTGTCGACTTCGCTCCACACTTAGGCTCGACGCACTGTCTGGAGCAGACACCTGAGTCCCGAACTCGAGTCGGCCGTTGCAGAAGCGGCGAAGGAACCCGAAGGCCCCATGTATTGGCGGGGCCTTCTTGCTGTCGGTCCCGAAGACGAAAACTTCTCCGACGTGCTGGCGAAACTCATCGCAGAGGCGGAGGGCGATAAAACCAGAGACCAGTTCGGGTTCAGTTCCCCTGACGAGTTGTACAAAGCCGAGAAATTGACTCGCGGTCGCCGCCTGTTTTCGTCGCGCGAGGCTGAACGGCAACGCCGGGAAGCAGCGGCGTGAGCGACGGCAACGGTTCGAACGGCAACGGCAACGGCCATGTGGAAAACTCCGTCAATAACTCCGTCCAGAATGGGCGGAACGGCGGCACGCTGCGCGTTGGGAATCCTGGCAATAAAGGCGGACCCGGACGGCCGCCATCCAAGATCCGCGAGATCGCGAGAGACGAGTGGGCGGCGTTGATCCCGATGCTGCGACGGGTCGCACGCTCAGCCAAAGAGGCGACCTCCGACCGGCTCCGTGCCGCTGACCAGCTAGGCAAATACGGCCTCGGCACCACGATGACCGAGACGGACACCGAAGGGCACGACGTACCGCGGCCCCAGGTCATCGCGTACATCCCCGAGAATGGCCGCATCAGCAACCGCTGAGCTGATCGAAGTCCGGCCGCAGCCGGGCCCGCAGGAACTGTTTCTCAGAACGCCCGCCGACATCGCCATCATGGGCGGGTCGGTGTTCGGTGGCAAAACGTGGTCGCTGATCTTCGAGCCGCTGCGGCACAAGGACGTCAACGGGTTCAATTTCGTGGCGTTCCGCCGCCTCATGCCAGAGGTAACGAATCCCGGTGGCATGTGGGACGAGGCTACGGCGTGGTATCCGCTGTTCGAGGGTGAGCCGCATGTGCAGGCGCGAGAATGGCGCTTCCCGTCAGGCGCCAAGGGCAAGTTCTCCGGGCTCCAGTACGACACCGACGTCAAGGACTGGTTAGGCAGCCAGATCGGCCTCCTGATCTTCGACCAGCTCGAGGAGTTCAGCGGACACCAGTTCTGGTCCCTGATCGGGCGCAATCGCTCGACCACGGGCGTTGCGCCCTACTGCCGTGCGTCATGTAACCCTGATCCTGATTCGTTTGTCGCCGACCTGATCGAGTGGTGGATCGACCAAGAGACGGGCTATGCGTTCCCTGACCGTTCCGGTGTCGTCCGCTGGTTCATCCGCGTCGATGATACGCTAGTCTGGTCTGAGGTCACCTGTCCGCCTGACGAGTACGATCGCTTCGACGAGTACGAGACGAAGGCGCACGCGGATCTCGACGCCAAGCATCCCGGCAAGGGCCAATGGGCCAAGTCGCTGACGTTCGTGCTAGCGCGCTTGCAGGACAACCGGATCGGCGTCACGAAGGACCCTGGCTACGAAGCCAATGTGCGCGCGATGTCCTTCGTCGAGCAGGAGCGCCTGTTAGGCGGCGACAAGGGCGGCAACTGGAAAATAAGGCCAGCGGCTGGGCTGGTGTTCAATCGCGCGTGGTTCGAGATCGTGGATGCGGCCCCCGCGAAGGCGGAACGCTGCCGCGCATGGGATAAAGCCGGGACAACAGGTGCGGGCGACTGGACCGTTGGCGGCAAGATCGCCAAGGCCGATGGCGTGTTCTACATCGAGGACGTGACGCGCGGGCAATGGGCGGCGAACGATCGGGAGAACGTGGTGAAGCAGACCGCGCTCGCGGACGGGCCGTCGTGCTGGGTGCGGCATGAGCAGGAGCCGGGTTCCGGTGGCAAGGAGAGCGCCGAAAACACGGACAAGGCGCTCGCGGGTTACGCCGTCCAGCGGGTGCCCTCCACGACGAATCTCGTCGCCCGCTCGCAAGGTCTCGCCGCACAATCGCAGGCGGGCAACGTAAAGCTCGTGCGCGGGCCCTGGAATGAGGCGCTGCTGAAAGAGCTGCACGCCTTCCCGACCAAGGGCGTCCCGGATGACCAGGTGTCATCGCTGTCGCTGGCGTTCAATGCGCTGACGTTAGGTCTGGCCCTGCGTGCGCGGAGCCTGACCTGATGGCCGGCAAAGCCTTGGTCCGCTTCCCCGATCGCGGCGTGAAGGTCTTGCGGCCAGAGAGTCAAGCCAAAGGCGTCACGATCAGCTATCCCGCTGAACTCTTTTTCGGTATCGCGGATCGCGACTTGGTTGACTCCCCTGTCAGTGCCCGTCGCGCCTATGCGGTGTTCGCGCTCTGCTACGCCTGCATGCAGTACCGCGCGGCCAAGCTGAGCGAACCCCCCGTCTGGATCTTCGACGAAGTGGACGGCGAGGAAGTGCCGCTGGAGGGCGAACACGAACTCAGCGAACTGCTCGAGCAGCCGAATCCGGATATGGGGATGCAGGATCTGCTGGAGCAGGTGTCGCTGTACCTGGACGCGACGGGCGCGGTGTTGCTGGTCAAGAACAGGGACCACGCGGATCGCGTCGGCTCGATGTATCCGTACGCGAAAGACGAGTTCAGCGTCGAGCCAGCGGACGGGCGGCTGTATGGTCGGTTCCGGGTGCAGACACTCACGGGCTACAAGACGTTAGGCCCCGATGAGGTGATTTACCTCAAGCGCCCATCGACCGAGCATATCATGCAGTCGACCGCCGCGATGGACGCAGCGTTGGCGCATGTGAACATCGGTCACGCCATGCGGACGGCAATTAAGGCCGCGATGCGTCACACGGTGCGTCCCGGTGCCATTTTCGAGGCGCCGGCCAATCTGGGAGAGGACCAGTTCAACCGGCTGAAAACGGAGATCCGCGAGACCTATGCTGGCCTCTGGAACATGGGTAACTCCATGCTCACCGAGGGCGGCATCAAGGCGAACGTGCAGAAGCCGTCGCTGGAAGATCTGGCGCTGGGTCCGATCAACGCCGATGTCGAGGTTGCCGTCTGCCAGGCGTTTCAGGTGCATCCGCTTTTAGTTGGCAGTCGCGTTGGCATGGAATCCAACGGCGGCTTCGCGGATTCGATTGAGCCGGCGACCGAACTCTTTTACGACGTCTCCGCGTTCCCGCTCTGGACGCGCATCGAGAAGGCGTTTACGGCGGGCCTGCTGCGTCCGATCGACGACAGCCCGCGCCGGTTTATCCGGTTCGACAAATCCAAGGTCAGGGCGTTGCAGCCGGATCTCACGGAGAAGATCGACCAGGCCGCGCGGGCCGTGTTCTGGACGGAAGCGGAGAAGCGGCAGTGGACGGGCAAGGAAGGCGGGTCGGATGAGATGCCCAGCGACAAGGCGGAGCGGGTCGCGGAAGAGCAGATGGCGCTGGGCGGCGTCGAGGAGACGGAGCAGCAGCCGCCGAACGGCAAGCATCGGCTGATTGATCTGGTCAAGAATGGCGACGGCTGGACCGCCAGAGTGAGCAATGGCAACGGCACTCACTGACGCCGCCGTGATCGCCGCCGTGATGGCAGCCGACTCGCTGCCGCTCACCGATACCGAACGCTGGCACGCCTTCGACGCCAAGGCGCGGCGCGAGGAATCCAGGTATCAGTCCGCTGCATTGGCATTGTTCGCGAAAGAGCGGGACCACGTTATCACGCGCATACTGGACAACGTCCCCGGCTTCAAGTCGCCGCTGGACCCGCATCCCGCGATCACTGACCCCTACGTCGAGGCCGCGCTGCTGTTCATCGCCGCCGATTATGCGCCCGGTGGCCGGTATCACGCGGCATGGCTGGCACGGTATCGTCGGCTGATCGAACGGACGATGCAGGTTGGTGCGCGGGGCGTGGACGCTCGTGTCGGGCTGTCGTTCCGCTTGGCGAACCCGCGCGCACAGGCCGCCATCCAGCGGCGCGTGACGCAACTGACGGGCAACGTCACCGAAACGACGCTCCAGCGCATCCGCGACGTGATCGCGCAAGGCCGCACCGAAGGCATTGGCATCACCGAACTGACATCCCGTATCCGCGAGCAGGCGTTCGGCGGTGCCGTCACGCAAGCGCGAGCCCGCACGATTGCCCGCACCGAAACGGTTGGCGCGCTGAACGAGGGTGCCTTCGTGGCAGCCACGTCAGGCGGCGTCATGCAGGCGAAGCGATGGCTCTCCCAACGCGATGCCCGCGTGCGCGATTCCCATGTCGACGCCGAGGGCGAAGGCTGGATCGCCATTTCTGGCGTGTTCGGGAATGGCTTGTCGCATCCGCACCAGGCGGGAGCGCCCGCCGCCGAAGTTATCAACTGTCGCTGCACGTTGCTCTATAGCGACCAGCCCCCTAACGAGGCCGGGCCATGACTGACTCGCATGAACTGAAATCCCTGAGCGCCCCCTTCGAGCTGAAAGCCATTGACGAGGGGGCGCGAACGTTTAAGGGCCTGTCCTCGACCTGGGACGAAGACTTGGGCGGCGACGTGATCCACGAGGGCGCGTTCGCCAGGACGATTGACCACTTCAAATCCAGCGGCAGAGTCATTCCGCTCACCGACGGCCATCCCGAACTGGAAGGCGCGGCCGGTGATCGCGTGCGCCGCGTGATTGGCAAGCTGGTGGACGCTGCGGAAACGAAATCTGGTGTCAGTTCTCAGTTCCAGATGGTGCCTGACGATGGAGACGCGGAAGCTGCGTTACGCCGCGTCAAGGGCGGATTCATTACCGACCTGTCGATCATGTACAAGGCCACCCGATCCGAACGGGAGAAGCCGTCCACTGAACGCCCGCGCGGTCGCCGCCATATCTACGAGCTGAAATGGTCCGGTGTCGGCCTCGTCATGCGCGGGATGAATCCCAGCGCACGGGCTGATGCCTTCAGCGTGAAATCGCTCTGCGCTGATCTCCGCGCTGGCACCCTCGACGATGAAACGAAGGCCGCTCTCCATGAGCTGCCCGCTGACCTGAAATCTCTACTCCGCGCACTCCTCGACGCCCCGCCCACACCGGCCGATCAGCCGCCCGTGGACACGCCGAAAGGACTCGCGCCTGATGATCCCGACCGGCTCGCGATCGAAAGCCTGCTCCGGGACCTCACCCTTCGCCGTCTCGCCACCGCCTAACGGCGCCCGGCACACGCGGAGCCACTGAAGCCCAATGCCAACCCCACAGCCCCTCACGCGAGGGGAGGACTGACGATGCCGGTCGATAAAACGAAACTCACCGCCTTGCTCGGTGAACTGGAGAAGATCCAGAACGAGTACAAGGGCAAGAACATGCCAGAGGACGTCGGCACCAGGTTCGACGCGCTGGCGCAGGAAGCGAAGGCCATGCAGGACCAGGCCGACGCCGACAAGAAGACGACGGAACGCGAGCAGGCGGTCGACCGCTTCAAGCGCTTCTCGCGCGAAGTGCCTGACCCGCTCGTGCCGGACGCGCCGGAACACAAGAGCAACGGCCGGATCGCGGGCTACGTGACGCCGGGCCAACTGTTCGCCGTGTCGCCAGCGCTCCGCGCGTTCGCGAAGGCGCGGTTCCCGAAGGGCCAGGTCTCGATGCCGACCGAGATGAAGAACCTGCTCCCGATCAAGGGCCTGCCGAATGGCCTGATCCCGCTGCTGGAGACGGAAGTCGAGCAGTACAAGGCGTGGGTCGACCAGTACGAAGCCAAGGACGTGACCGACGTCATCCCCGTTTTCGGGACCGACGTCATCGCCCCGAACCGCGTCGATCGCTTCGTGCAGGACACGCGCCCGGACTTCCTCACGTTGCGCGACGTGCTGAACGTCTCACCGACCTCCAGCCCCGTGATCGACTACGTGGCCGAGGTGTCGTACAGCGAGTCGGCCGGCATCGTGTCGGAAGGTGCCTCGAAGCCGCAGGCGGCTGCCGAATACGAGAAGCGGCGCGCCAACGTGGTCACGATCGCCGTCTGGATTCCGGTCACGGAACAGCAGCTCCAGGACGCGCCCGCGCTCATCAACCGCATCAACACGCGGCTGCTCTGGGACGTCAAGAAGGCCGAGGAGCAGGAAATCGGCTACGGCGACGGGTCCGGTGAGCACTTCGAGGGGCTGTTCGACTCGGGCTCTGGCATCAGCGCCATGCGCGACGAAGTGGGCGACACGCTCATCGACATCGTGCGCCGCGGCATCACCGACGTGATGACCGACGGCTACAACCCGAACGCGCTCTGGGTCCACCCGATCGACTGGGAGACCATCGAACTGGCCAAGGGTTCGGACGGCCAGTACGTGTGGGCCATCATCCGCGACGTGCTCGGTCCCCGCATCTGGGGCCTGCGCGTGGTGCAAGGGGTCGGCACGCGCATTTCGGGCGGCACGACGACCAACATGGCGGTCGGCGACTGGCAGGCAGGCGCGACGCTCTACGATCGCCAGCAGTCGAGCATTTCGGTGGGCTGGATCAACGAGCAGTTCATCGAAAACATGCGGACCATCCGCGCTGAGGAACGGTGCGCGTGGGCGCTGGAAGCGCCGAAGGCGTTCCGCATCTACGAGACGGCTTCGTAATGCAGGCACGGCCGTGCAAGACCGGGCTGGTGACGATGCCAGTCCGGTCTCCGGTTGGACGTGGGAGTCCGGTCCCGGTTATCCGGGCTCTCACGGTCGCGGAGACGCGGAAGCCATTGACGGTGATGGCGACGCAGAACTACCCGGCGCTCACGAAGTACCGCGGCGTGCTGTACATGCCGGGCCAGCGGTTCCCGATGGACCCGCTCGATGTGCCGGCGATGGCCGCGGAAGGGCTGGTGCAGGTGTTGGAAGATTTGCCGACGCCCGACTGGTGGGGTGCACCGGGGCGCGTGTTGCAATGCGAGCCGGGCGAAGGAAAGGTGTATGCGACCGCGCCCTCGGCTGGTGCGCTCAAGATCGTGCAGGGCACGGGCTACGATCCCGGGAACGCTGCTTACCGTTTTCATTCAGCGCTCAACGAGCACACGAAACATGCCTCAGCCTTCGTGCGCTACATCACGCGCAATAACAACCCGTTCCACTGCCCGACGCAGTACGACGCGACGCAGGACCAGGCGATGGCGCGGGCGCTCATCCTCGATGCCGACGTCGTGCATTGCCACGTCGATTGGATTCTGGCGCATAACGTCGGGCTCTCGCCACGGGCGAAGCGCGGGCAACTGGTGATCCGCCATTACCACGGGACCCAGTTTGACCCGCAGGGCAAGCTGATGCCGGTGAGTCAGCAGGTGCCGATCGTGAACGCCGTAGCAGACGACGCCATCGGGGCGACGCTGGTCGGTGCGCGGTTGACCCTTTGCGCGTTGCGGCCCGGCCGGATTCAGTGGCTCCCGATCACCGTCCCCGTCGCGCGGTATCAGTCGCTCGTGATTCCCGGCGAGAAGCCGTGGCCCCGGCGCCCGTTCCGCATCGCGCATTCGCCGACCAAGTCGATCATCAAGGGCACGCGGGAACTCACGCAAGTCGTGAAGCGGCTGCAAAAGCGCGGGCTCGCGGTCGAGCTGGTGATGATCGAGCGGAAGTGGCACCAGCACGCCTTGAGCCTGAAAGCGACGTGCGACGCCTGCTACGACGCCGACAAGCTCGGGATTCAGGGGTCAGGCTTGGAAGCCGCGGCGATGGGTCAAGCGGTGCTCGCGGGTGATAGCAGCGTCGCGGACCTGTACCGCGCCGAGATAGGCCACGTCCCCTACACGTTCACGCCGACCTGGCAATCGCTGGAATCGACGCTCGAGCGCATGGTGACGGATCAGGCGTTCTACGCCGCCGAAGCAGCGCGCGTCAACCGCTACGTGGTCGAGTATCACGACTACCCAGCAGTGGCGAAACGGTACGAGCAAATCATGGCGACGGCGTTAGGGCGGGACGACGTGCTGACACTGCCCTCTAAGCGGAGATCCCGTGGCACTGCCTGACGCGGACGACCTCAAGTCGTACCTGCGGATTCAGACGACGGCCGAGGATACGCTGCTCGCGGCGTTGGTCACGGCGGCAACGGGCGCGGTGCAAGCCTTCGTGCGTCGGCCGCTGCTCGCTGAGGCGCGCACGTTCGTCATCGAGAAGCCAGCCCGCGCGCTCTACGGCACGGTGACCATGCTGCATCTGCCGATCTATCCCGTGGCCGCAGAGGACTCGAATACCGCGGCGGCGGAAATCACCGACAGCGACGGCACCATCTTGGTAGAGGGCACGGATTACCGCATCGACCTCCGCACTGGCGAGATCTTCGGCCTCAGCGCGTCAGCCGAGTTCCCCTACGGAAATTGGCCCTACACGATCACCGCCTCGGTCGGCCTCTCGGCGCTGGACGAATACGCGACTGCCATCGAACCCGTGCTGTTTCAGGCGATCCTCGATGTTGCCGCAGACCTCTACCAGCGCCGCAACCCGGCCGCAGGCTCCGAATCCACGGGCGGCGGCGTGTCCACGAGTTACAGCGGCGGCTTACCGCCGCGAGTGCAGGATCTGCTGATGCCCTATCGCATGGTGCGCGCCTTATGACGACACAAACCGACCCCAATTTCCGGTACTGGGATTCCGTCGATCCCGAGACCTTCCTCGACCACGACTGGCAGAACCCGTCGCGGGCGTGGGCCACCGAGCACGCCATTGCGGCGGCCGCGCAGGGAGACGGCACCTTGCTCGAGGTCGGCCCCGGCCCCGGCGTGGACTACGACCGCCACTTTCGCGCGGCGGTGCAGGCCGATCGCATCCGGTACAAGGCGTACGAGGGCTCGGAGAACCTGTGCAATGCGCTGCGGCTCCGGTTCCCCGAGTCGTCCTGGCATTGGGCGAAGATCAGCGACCTCGAACCGGGGATCGCTGACGTCGTGTACGCACGCCATGTGCTCGAGCACCAGCCAGCGCTGGAACCCGCGTTAGGGCTCCTGCTCGCGGCGGCGCGGAAAACCGTCGTGCTGACGTGGTATCGCCCGCCCGGCCCGTCGGCGTTCGGTGAAATCTGGGAAGGCGTGCCGTGCCAGACGTATGCGCGCCCAGAGGTCATGGCGCGGCTCGCGGCGGCCGGGTTCCAGATCGTCGATCACCAGTCCTTTCCGACCAGCGGAGACGAGACGTGGGTGCTCCAGCGATAACGGCCATCAGCGACGCGCGCTGGGCGGAAGCCCAGGCGGGCGAACTCGCGTTTTGGGAGGCAGCCGATCGCCGGCAGCTCGCGCGGCAACTCGATCGCGTCTACATGCAGACGCTCGGGATCACCGCCGACACCGTGCGCGGGCGTTCGGTGCTCGACCTGGGCGGCGGCCCGCTGCCGCTCGCGGCGCTGTTCGCCCTGCCCGTGGCCTCGTATACCGTCGTGGATCCGCTGCCCGTCGTCGAGCAATTGACCTACCCGATGCTGCGAATCGTGGCGCCCGCGGAGACGTATTTCGGCCCGCCCGTCGATGAGGTGTGGGGCTACAACGTGTTGCAACACGTCATCGACCCGGCCGCCGTACTGCGCTCCGCGAAAGAGCATGGCCGTCTCGTGCGCTGGTTCGACTGGGTGGATACGCCGATCGAGGATCACCATCCGCACTCGTTGTCCGCTGATTGGCTGAGAGAGCAGTTCGACGGCTGGCGCATCGTGAGTGACCAGCGTCAGGCGATCCCGGTCGGGTTGAGCTATCCGCAATCGTACATCGCCATTGTCGCAGAAAGACCATTGACCTCCAACTGACCCCATCCCATGCCGCCGATTCGGATTCCAACGATCAAAGCGTCAACGAACGTGACGGAGCCAGCGGATTTGCCGCTGATGTTGTCCGGCGCGACGGTGTCGCTGACCGACGAGCAGATTAAGACAGTGCCGACCGCAGGATATGAAGTAGTTCCCGCGCCTGGAGCGGGTAAGGCGCTGCTCCTGATACAGGCGCTCATTACTAAGTCATTCGGGACGGGTCACGAGTACGAGACGTTTGACGCCGATTCCGGCTTGCTGCTCTATGTTGGCGACGCAGAGGCCTCGCTTCGCGTAGTTGAGGATTCTGCTTTCGGTGGGTTTCTCAGCAACGATGGGAGTGGCGCAGTGCTTCTGCTGCCAAAGCACGCCACCCGAGACGAGACCCCGTTCGACCCGCTCGCGGCGCCCATTGATCTATCATGGATTGAAAACCAGGCGATGACCTTGGAACATCAGAGCGCAGGCGAGTTCACGGCTGGCAATCCCGCCAACACCATGCAGGTCACGGTGCTTTACGTCATCGTGGACGTCTGATGGCGTTAGGTCTCGTTGATCTCGGCGGTGGCCAGTGGGGCATCGAGGAAACGGAAGCACCAGACGGTCACATCATTGCCCTCGGCCAGTCCCAGTACGCGATTGATCCAGACGCATCGAGCGGCGCGACCATCACCGAGGACAGCGGATCGTATTACTTCGAGATCAGCAGCACGGGCACGACGCACGGTTCTGGCCATCGGCCACGGCCCAGTCAGCGCAGGGGCGGTCGCCGTCGCTACTTCATCACGTACATCTACGATGCGGAAGGCCGCGTGATCGGGTTCGTCACCAACTCCCCCGTCATATGACCGTCGGCGAATTGCTGCAACTGACGCCCGAAGAACTCGACTGGTGTGAGAAGAGCAAGACGGGCGACCTCACGCCGAGCCAGTTTCTGCGCGTGTCAGAGTTGCAGACGCGGGGCTACCTGCTGACGCACATGGCCGAAGGGCCGGAGCGCGCGGCGCTGGAGCAGGAGTGTCTACAACTGAAGGCTGATCTCGGGGCCATGCCCGCTGATGCGACGATGAAGGCGTTCCAAGAAATAGGGCAGCGGCACATGGCGTTACATCGGCGTGTTGAGCTTGCCGCCAGACAGAACCCACGGAAATAGCATGTCCGTCTCGCTCCGCTCCCATCGCGCCCTGGTGCTCGAATACCACGACGCGGGGACGGATGGCGAAGTCGACTCAACGTATCTCGTGAAAACGTCCGGCGACGCCGACGACATGTGGTGGTGTTCGCGCATTGCCCCGTCAGGCCGCGAAGTCACAACGGGGATGCAGCCAGACCATCGCGTGGACGCCGTGTTCGGGTTCGCTGCTGAAGTGCCGGTCGCCTTCGATGACGCGATCCGGTGCGACGGCGAGAGCTATCTGGTGCGCGCGGTACTGACCCGTGATTACGGGCGCGATGAAGTGCAGGTCTATGCCGAGCGCGTGGCGGAACTCGCGCTGAGTACCGGATGACAACAGATCAACTGCTTGACCCAACGCCCGCCAACTCGGCGGGCTTTTTCTTTGCCCTAACGAGAGGATAGCCCGATGGCTGCCGGCAAATGGAAGATGTACGAGTACGCCAAAGAGTATCTGCCCGACGGCACCCATGATCTCGACAACACGTCGCTCGGGTACACGATGGCGCTGTTCCTCTCGACGTCGAACGCGGAAACGCTCTCGGTCGGGACGGGCGTCTATGGCGATCTCACGAACGAGCACGCCAACGCCAACGGCTACACGACGGGCGGGCAGGCGCTCACGGGGGAGGCGTGGACGCACTCAGGCGGGACATGTACCTGGGACGTCGATAACGTGATCTGGACCGCGTCAGGCGGGTCGATCGTCGCGCGGTTCGCCGTGATCTACGTCAACGCGACGGTCAACTCGATCGTCAAGCCGCTGCTCTGCGTGTCGCTGCTGGAGACGGTGGGGCCGGCGGACGTCACGGCCACCAACGGAAATACGTTAACTATAGCGCTGAATGCCTCCGGTGTTTTCAGTTTGAGCGGGATGACGTCAGATTGATGATGTGTAACGCTTTACGCCGTTGTATATTGGTGAATACTCTTACCATGCGAGTTATGACACCAGAGCAACGGCGGGAACGGGATCGGGCCAAGTATGCGGCTAATCCGGAGTATTACCGCAACAAGGCGCTGCGTTATGCGCGAGCGAATAAAGAAGCGCGCGCAGAGTACACGCGGAAATATCGGGCAGACAATTCGGAGAAGGTTACCGCGTCTAAGGCGCGTGCGTACAGAGAACATCCGGAAAAGGCGGCGGCGTATGCCAAGAAGTATCGGCAGAGGCATCCGGAGCGCAACAAAGAGACGTGGCGTCGCCAGAACCTGAAGAAATACGGCCTAACGCCTCATCAAGTGGCGGTCATGATAGGCCAGCAGGAAGGATGCTGCGCGAGCTGCACCAACGTGATTATGCGCGGGACGCGCGAGGCAAAACGGCAGGCGCATGTGGATCACTGCCACGCGACGGGACGAGTGCGCGGCATCCTGTGTCAGCGATGCAATCTTATTCTCGGTCACGCGAAGGATCAGCCGTCGGTTCTTATCGCTGCGGCGAAGTACCTGACTGATCGGGCCACAAGGGAGCGGAAGAATGACAACGATTGATCCGAAACGCGCGGCGCTTTTACTGCCCAATGGCGATACGATCCCTCTACATCATGCGCTGGGCGGTGCGGCCCTAGGCGGTTTTGCCCCGACGGTGATCGTCGCGCCAGTCGTCACGGCAGAGGATACGCGCGTCGAGCCGGCCGCGCGCGAATGGAAGCTCGAAGGCCACGCGCCGGAAGTCATCGTTGCCCCAGTCAAGGACGAAGGCGAGGGCGCTGAATGAGAGAGTTCAGCCTGACGATCACGTTCGACGCCGATACCAAGGACTGCCGCGTGACGGGTCCGATCACCGACCCCGAACTCTGCAACCTCGGGCTGGAGCTCGCGCGGCGCGTGATCGCGCAACACAAGGAGCGGGCGCCGATTCA